ATGGCTGAGCGCTACGAGGTGTACGCGGCTGACCTGAACAGTGTCTACCTGGCGTCGTGGTGCGAGGTCTTTGCGGCGGCTGACGTGGCGCTGTGGAAGCTCAAGACCGCTTTGGCTGGCCGGCCCTGGAACGACCAGGAGGCGCTGCACCTCGCACGCCTCACGGATCAACGTCAGGTCGCCTACAACGAGCTGGTGGCGTGGGTGAACCTCTGCGAGGCCGATCGGCTCCGCGTGGAGGCGGGTGACCGGCGATGAGCGTCTACGTGTTCTTGGCCGGGGTGACGACGGGCGGTGCCGGCACGGTGTGGCTGCTCGGGGTGGCCCGGTTGCTCGCGGTCGCTCGCCAGCGACGGCCTGAGCGGTGAGCGCCTGTGACTGTCCGCGTTGCTCGCCTGTACGAGGCCCTCGCCACCGGCGCTCAGTGTCTTGGCTCTCAGGAGGTTTGGGACGCCGACTCCGTGACTACCGCGCGCAAGGCGATACGCGGGTGCGCGGGCTGTCCGGTCTGGTGGGAGTGCGAGCAGCTCCGGGCCGAGCTGCAACCGACCGCCGGCGTGTGGGCCGGCATCGACTGTGACGACGCACGACGACGGGCCGGCAGGACCGTCACATAACTGAATATCGAGCCCTCGTAGCTCAGTGGCAGAGCACCGCCGCGCACACACGCGCCCCATGGCAACGACGAGGTAGCGCCGGTTCGATTCCGGCCGAGGGCACTGGTTCTAAAAAGTTGCAGCTCAATGTCGAACCAAGAGAGGGAGGTGGCGCATGAGTCGAGCGGGGATCGGATACCAGACCGCGTACTTCTGGACGTGCCCACGGTGCCAGTCGCGCTGGCTCATGCGTCGCCGTCCTCGTCGCGGCAAGCAACTGCGCTGCATACCGGCACCTGAACAGACCTTCGTCGGACCGCCGACTGGCGGCTGTGGCGCCCTGCACACGTCCAGCGGACAGCGGGAGGGGATCGCGCCGACCTGACAACTCATGTCCGGTGGAGCGATACACGCGCGACCGGACGGCCGTCGAGAGCCGGCTACACAACTCAGCGGCACCGAAACCGCCTGTGAGGGCGTACCTGGGGGTAGTGCCCGAGGTCATGGACAAGAGGCCAGCAGTGCGGTGTCTGGCCACGGCGCTACAGCGCGTGACTTGATCGCTCGCGATAGCTGTACCGCCGGCTCTGCGCACCGGGCCGTCACCACGACAGCCCGGTGGCCGGCGACGCCGCCGGCGGACAGATCACACCCACAACGGGGGACCCACTAGGGGGAGAGAACCATCCAGTACCTCCCGCCGTAGGCGGTCCGCTTAGGAATACCCGTCCCATGAGATAACGCCCGAATCACAGGCCGAACCGGAAACCCACCTGGTGATATAGCAAAGGAGACTGTATGGCCGGACGACCCGCCTACGACCGGTCCACCTGGACGCGCGACCTGCGCCATCTGGTGCAGGTCCGTGGCTGCACGGTGACCGTGGCCGCGAGCACGCTCGGCATCAGCCGGCGCACGGCCTACCGCCTCATCGACCACGCCAAGCAAGAGGGCCGCTGGTGACCGACAACCACGACGCCATCAAGAACGACCCCCGGTGGCATGCCGCCCGGGCCGACTGCCTGGACCGCGACGACTACACGTGCCAACAGTGCGGTGCTACCGAGGACCTGACCGTCGATCACCGGGTGCCGCTGGAGGTGCTGTTCGCCCATGGCATCACACCTGACGCGATCGAGCTGGCCCTCGACCTGGCCAACCTCGTGTGCTTGTGCCGGCCCTGCAACGGACGCAAGAGCGACCGGGTAGACCCCTCCACGGTCACTCGGCACACGTGGATCAGCCCCTACTACCAGTGCCTCGCGTGGCTCGAAACCGAGCGCGAGACCGCCGGTGTTCTTTAAGAACGACCCCAGCAAGAGACCAGCTCGCTTCCATTTTCTCCCCAGGATGACAGGAAAAATCCCATGACCACAGATCACGACACGAACGACCAGGACGACACCACGCCCGACCCGATCACCGTCTATCAGGACGCGCTGACCGAGTATCTCGCCGCCGCCACCTGGCTGACGGCCGGCGACGTGGTGTTCAAGGTCCACGCCCAGCAGATCGCCCGCTCGCTCGATGCTCAGCTCACCGAGACCGGGCAGGTCCAGTCCGCGTTGGCCTCGACGTTCGACAAGGTTCTAGCCCGCATCGAGTCCCGCCGGCCCAAGCCGCCGGCCGAGCTGGGCGGGCTCCAGGTGCCGGGGCAGCTCAGCATCATCGACCCGATGAGCGACTGACCGATGTCCAGCGTTGACGTGATCGCGCCGCCCGAGGACCGGACGGCGTACGAGCCTGTGGGCGACTGGCACCCACAGCGCTACACGCCGACGCTGACCGGGACCGAGGACTTCACGACGGCCGCCGATGGCCTGCTCGCCCTCCTGGTCGTCCTCGGATGGGTCACCGTCGAGGGACCGCTACAGCTCGATGAGTGGCAAGTCTGGCTCCTGCGCCACGCCCTGGAGACCTACCCACCAGACTGGCCCGTCGAGCACCTGCGCGGCCGGCTGCGCTACAAGCGCGTCGTCATCAGCATGGGCCGGCAGAACGGCAAGAGCGTCGTCGGCGCCCTGCTCGCGTTCTTCTTCCTGACCCGCCACGTGCGCGGCCCGAAGGTCGGCGGCTTCGCCTCGATCGAGGGCCAGGCCAAGATCATCTACGACCGCGTGAAGTTCGCGATCGAGCACTGCCCCGACCTCAAGCGCCAGCTCCACGCGACCAAGACCCGAGGCATCAGCCACCGCGACGGCACCGGCATCTACGACGTGTTCGCCGCCAAGGAGGACAGCCTCCAGGGCGAGCCGTTCACAGCCGCCATCTACGACGAGCTGCACCTCGGCAACCTGGCCCTGTGGGATGCGATCGAGCTGGCCCAACGGTCCAAGCCGGCGGCCATGATCGTCGGCTTCACCACCGCCGGCAACGACGGCTCACTGTTGCTCAAGCGCCTGTACGGCGAGGGCCAGGCCGCCCTCGACGGCGACGACGAGCGCATGGGGTTCTTCGTCTGGGAGTCGATCACCGAGACCTTCGACACCGACTACCTACCGACCGAGGCCGACCTGATCGCCGCCAACCCCGCGATCGCATGCGGCCGTATCCCGCTGGCCGACGCCATGGACGACACCCTGCGCATGTGGCGTGCGCAGGCCGACGAGGATGGCGTCACCGGCCGCGACCGCGTCATCCGCTACACGATGAACCGGTTCCTGGAGGGCACTGCCGACGCCTGGACGCCAGCGTCCCGCTTCAACAGCCGGCGGGTGGCCGTGCGGCCGCCTGTGGCCGGCGCGCCGGTGTACTCGCTACAGCGCACCGGCGAGTCCGAGCACGCCGCCATCGTCGCAACCTGGACCCACGAGGGCCGGCTCTACTCCGAGCTAGTGGCCACCATCAACGACCCGACACCGGACGAGCTCAAGCGCGCATGTCTCGACCTGGCCGCCGCGACACCAGGATGTGTGTTCGCGATGCCCTCGGCCACCCTGCGACCCCTCGGCCTGGAGCTACGGCAGCAGGGTCACACGGTCTGGATCCTCGGCGTCACCGAGATGGCTCAGGCCGTCGCCACCGCACGCGGCGCGATCAAGACCGGCGCCGCCACCCACGACGGCGCCCCGCTGACCCGCCTGCAATCAGGATGGGCCAAGACCCGCAACAGCGACGCCGGCGACCGACTCTCAGAATCTTCCAGCGTCGGCCACATCGACGCGATCACCGCCACCATCGCAGGCATTTTCGTCGCCTCACACCACGCCGATACCGGCCAGCAGCTCTACTGAATCTGTGCCAACATGGCACACCCGTGCAGAGGGTTCTCTATGTGGGAATCCTGCTCCAGGCGCTCGGCCTCGACGCCAGCACCGACACCGAGGGCGACTACAGCACCAACCTAGCCAGCCTGATCCCCTCACGCTCTGGCAAGCCGCTGAACCTACAGGCCGTCGTCGGACTGCCGGCCGTGTATCGGTCCGCTCAGATCATCGCCACGATGGGCAGCAAGCCCGCCGCCAACTCCTGGCGCGGCGTCGAGCTGGTCGAGCGTCAGCCGGCCGTCATCCGCAAGCCCGACCCGTGGCGCCCTCGCCGGTCCTGGAACATGCGCGCCCTCACGTCGCTGTTCGGTGACGGCAACGCGTTCCTGCGCAACCACTACGACCCGATCGCGACCGACCGCAAGACCATCGTCGCGGCGCCGGTCATGAACCCGTTCAACGTGACCATCCGCCGCGACAAGTCCGGCCGCAAGGTCTACGACTACCGACCGATCGCGGGCAAGCTCGAAACGCTGTCCTCGGAGGAAGTCACCCACATCTGGTTGAACGAGTTCCCGGGCTTCGATCGTGGCCTGTCCCCGATCACGGCCTGCCGGCTGTCCCTGGCCGGCGCGATCGACACCCGAGACTACGCCAGCGCGTTCTTCGACACCGGCGCCATCCCGCCTGGCGTTCTGACCTCCGACCAGACCATCGACCAGACGACCGCCGAGGCGTATCAGAAGCGATGGCATGAGGGCGACGCCTCCAAAATCAAGGTGATGGGCAAGGGCCTGCACTTCGCGCCGATCCTGGTCTCCCCAGAGGATGCCCAGTGGATCGAGGCCCAGAAGTTCAACGTCCTCGACATGGCGCGCATGAACGGCATCCCGCCGGTCTTGCTCGCCGCCGCGATCGAGGGCAGCAGCCTGACCTACCAGAACCTGCAGGACGTCACCGAGCACCTCGTCACGACGCTCCTGGAGCCGGTGTACCTCGACCCGATCGCCGCAGCGCTCAGTGAGCTGGTGCCGGCCGGTCAGGAGGTCCGCCACGACTACAGCGGCATGCTGCGCCGCGACGACAAGACCCGCATGGAGACCCACCAGATCGCGGTCGAGACCGGCATCTACTCCGCGCAGGAGGCCCGCGCGTTCGAGGGCATCGCCGGCCCGGCACCCGCACCACGAGAGGCAGCCGCATGACCATCACAGCACCCGAGCAGCTCACCGAGCACCTGCTCATGCCCATCACCCTCAAGCGCGACGAGAACGGCAAGCCACGCCGCGAGTTCGAGGCCCTCGCCGTCCCGTACGAGGTCGAGGTAGAGCGCGAGAACTGGCGCCTCGGCACCAGGAAGCTGCGCGTAGCCAAGGGCGCCGCCACGTTCCGCGACGACGCCAAGCTGTTCTACGGACACGACTGGGTGGCCGAGCAGATGCCGATCGGTCGTGTGGCATCAGCCACCGAGACCGACGAGGGTCCGCGTGCCCTCGGCCGCATCTGGGAGACCGCCAAGGGCGATGAGGTTTACACCCTCATGCAGCCCGACGACGACGGCGTGGCCGTGCTCGACAAGGTTTCGATCGGCTTCTACATCACCGAGTACGCCGTCGAGGGCGCCGACACCGATTCGCCGGTGCTCGTGGTCCTCGGTGCCGACGTGTTCGAACTGTCGGTCGTCCCGTTCCCGCAGTACGACGGCGCCGCCGTCGACAACGTGCTCAACCAGCAGAGGAGTAACAGCATGAGCGCACCCGCAACTACGGCGCCGATCGAGGCGACGTTCAGCAAGGAGGACGGCGACAAGCTCGCCGAGACCGTCGAGGCCCTCGGCACCAGCGTCGAGGACCTCGGAGCCAAGATCGCCACCCTCGGCACCATCGAGGTGCCCAGCACGCCGGCCGAGCTGTTCAGCAGCTTTGGCGAGTACGCCAAGGCCCTGGCGGCCGCCGACCCGGACGCCATGAAGTTCGCCGCCGAGGCCGAGCGCCTGGCCTACGAGGGCGGCACGTCGGCAGACACCATCTGGGGCGACACCTGGGTGGGCGACATCATCCGCCTCATCGACCAGGGCCGAAAGGTCTGGAACCTGTTCGACAGCGGCCGGCTGCCGGCCGAGGGCACCACGCTGGAGTACGGCAAGATCGCCACCAACACCATCGACGTCGATCAGCAGATCGCAGAGGGCGACGCGATCGTGATGGGCAACATCACGATCGACACCGACCACGCCGACGTGCTGACCTTCGCCGGCGGCTCCGAGCTGACGCTGCAGCAGGTCAAGCGGTCCAACGTCAACGTCCTGGACCTGCACTTCCGAGCACTCGGCATCGCCTACGGCAAGGTCACCGAGGCGTACATCCGGACCCTGTTGGCCGACCCGCTCAAGGTCGCTCCGCAGGAGATCGGCGTCCTGGCCGATCTGGCGGACATCGACGGGTGGATCGACTTCCTGGTGGACGCGGCCATGCATTTCGATGACAAGGGCCTGGCGCCGGAGTACCTGCGTCTGAGCCCCGATCAGTTCAAGGCGCTGGCCAAGCTTCGCGAGGGTGTCGATGGGCCGTTCCTGCTCAACCGGGACACCGGACGCATCAACCTGCTGGAGCGCACCGGCGATGTGGCCGGCCTCAAGATCGCGCTGACGCCCGGCGCTGGCCTGGTCGAGGTCGGGAACAGCTTCGCACTGAAGACGTACGAGGACGGCGCCGCACCGGCCCGCCTCGGCCCGCAGGAGGACATCACGACCCTCACGCAGGCCATCGGCGTCTACGGCTTCGGCGCTGTGGCCGTCCAGGACGAGAAGGCCATCGTTCGGCCGGCGGCAGCCTGACCCATGGCCGTGACCGCTGAGATGCTCCGTGCTCGGGTCGGCGCCAAGGAGGCGACCGAGGCAGTGACGAGCGCGCTCGCCACCGCCGAGGCCCTCATGACGACCGCCCTGGAAAAGGCGTTCCGGCCGATGCCGGACGGCATCCGGGACGAGTGCGTGCTCTCAGTCGGCTACGCGGTCTACGACCGGGCCAAGTCCAGCGACGGCATACGGCAGCAGGTCACGATGGAGGGCACCACGCCCATCAGGTCGCCACGCGACCCGATGGCGTCGGTGCGCTCCATCCTGGCCGACTACGTGATCGGCCTGGCATGAACGGCGTCACGCAGGCCCGGCGCGATCTGGCCGAGGCGCTAGAGGCGTCCGGCCTGTCGGTCACCGACCACGTGCCGTCCAAGCTCGACCCCGAGGCCGGCGCCATCGTCATCGAGCCGGCCGAGGACTACCTCACCCGAGGCGAGACGCTGCGCGGAAACGAGGTCGAGGTCGCTGTGACGCTCTACGTCCTCGTGGACTACCGGGGCGAGAACGACACGGCCGCTGACGCCCTGGACGAGGCGCTCGTGGCCACTTACGGCGCGATCCCGGGCTCGTGGCTCGTCACCTCGACCGGCAAGCCCGGGCCGCAAACCAACGGCGAGTGGACCGCCTACGGCATCCAGATCACCGCCACCACGATCACCGACCTGTAACAGAAGGGACACCACTATGGGCGCAATCATCGCCAACCCGATCCGGGGCAACGACGGCGCGTACTTCACGCTCAAGCTCAAGGCCAGCGTCGATCCGGCCGACGAGCTGGACGGCCACGTCAAGAAGGTCGAAATGTCCAGCGAGGACAAGGACGACGTGACCATGGCCGAGGTCCAGCAGGGCCTGACCAAGCTGCACAAGCTCAAGGTCACCGCCATCCCCGACCTCACCGAGGGCTCGCTGTGGCGCCTGCTGCACGACAACCCTTCGGGCACCTTCGAGTGCGTCTACGGCCCGTACGGCAACGCCGTGGCCTCGCCCACCAAGCCGCACATCGTGGGCGACCTCAAGGCCAGCGGAAAGCCGACCCTCGGCCAGGAAGCCCGCACCACACGCCAGCGCGAAGAGTTCGAGTACGAGATGGAATACGACGGCGAGTACGAGCTGGACGAGGGCATCTAGGCCACCTCATGGCGACTGTGGTGGACCACGGTCCGGGCTACCGGATCGTCGGACTGCGCGAGACCGTTCGCAAGCTCGAACGGCTCGGCATCGAGACCCAAGACCTCAAGCGGGCCTTCGGGAAGATCGCCACCACAGTCGCCGGCGAGGCCGAACGCGACGCCCCGCATCGCACCGGCGCGCTGGCCAACTCGGTCAGGCCCGGCACCGCCAAGAAC